GATTTTGGTTACCGCTTCTGACCGTTGCCCGGACATAAAAAAATTCCCCAACAATGTGGATGGGGGAGAGTATTACTCAATGACTATTAGAAGTCAAGCGGCGAGTAATAATGCCAGAGCATCATTCTTTGCTTTGTCTCCGCGCCCAAACCAAGCCGAATCCAGACGGGCATCATCTGAACGAGCAGGGGCATGGTGGTCAAAGTATTCGGTCACTGCATTGAGCATTCCCCACTTGGTATGGCCTACCAATTCGAATCCCTTGGCTTGACCATCGAACAGCGAAAGAATCTTCTGGAATGACCTGTTCTTGGTAACGTCAAACTGCTCACCCTTAACCTGGGACATGGGAGAAATCAGGTTAGTGAGAAACTGTTCTGCGGCTTTGGCGTTAAGTTGCTGGGCTTGCAGAATCTTGGCTGACTCCATAAATGAGCCAAAAGAGTTGACGGCACCCATAAGTCGGGATTGCATCTTTTCGGAGTCAAACTGAGACAGATGGGTAAACGATACGACATGAGAGTCATCACTCATAGCCATCTGGAGAGTATTGTTGCAGACAACCCGAACACTTGTGAATCGGGCGGTTGTCGCCAGTGTGCGGTCACAGGAGGTAGACAAGAGCAAGAAGCCACCTACACCGTCATCTTTGGTGACTTCACCGTAGCGGCCTGTCTGGGCAATGGCCCACATACGCCGGCCCCCCATAAGTGTGCCAGCAACTTGGATTTTGAAGCCAGCGGTATCCACTAGGTTGCGAAAAAACTCTAGCACTTGCTTGGGCTGCACGGCATGGTAACGATGGGTCACCACTGAAAGAGGGGCTTTTGTGTCTGACCGATGCAGAACACGCTGACCTTCGAAGGTGTGAAGATTTTGGTCATCACCAGCACCAAAAAATTGCACCGGGGCAGATTCAATTGTCCAGTCCATGCCAGCCTGAACTTGCCATTGCTCAATGGTGGCGTCAGGGTCAATCGCTTGGCCAAGACCATGCCAAGGGGTTGCACCAACAAAAGCGATTTCTGCGAAGCCGTCAGCGCGGATTGTGAGTTCGTGAGCCATGATAATTTCCTTTTCGTGAAGGTTAGTGATTACTTAAGAAAAAAACACTCGTAGGGGTAACGCTTGCCATCTGCGGCTATGTAACTTTCTCCGCATCCAGCAAACCATTCCACTAAGAGAAAAGCACCAATGAGTGCTATGAGAGCCACCAGGGTGTAGGTAATGACGAAGTTGATAAGTTTTCTCATGGAATTTCTTTTTCGTGGGTTGTTATTTACTACGGCTTAATTATGGGTTCGTATTTGTAAGGTATACAACCCGTATCCCAAAAAGATTTGAGTACCGACACGCTAGTTAGGGGACTTTAGTGGGTGGGGGTATGGGCTATCGAAACAACCGACCCACAAACCGCAAGGAGGGGTTAGTTGAACCCATACCCCCGAAAAAAAACGCCACCCCGAAGGGTGGCGAACTCTCAGCCAAAGAAAAAGGAGGTTGGAAGGGTTGCCACGAAAAGGATTTGCAGATTTTGGGGATGCAAGCCCCGCAACCCTTCCGAAACCAGTGTATCCCTAAAAAGGGATGTCGTCATCTAAATTGTCCAATGCCCCATCTTTTTGTGGGACATAGCCGTTCGCTTTGTCTTTCTCATGTTGAGTTTGTGTCGGCCTACTCTCTGACTTACCCCCGAGCAATTGCATTTTTTCCGCAACCACTTTGGTGGCGTAGCGAGTTTCCCCATTCTTCTCATACTTGTCGGTCTTGAGTTTGCCCTCGACATAGATTTGACTGCCTTTGGCGCAATACTCTCCCACTATTTCTGCAAGTTTGCCAAAGAAAGCAACACTCACCCATTCAGTGACTTCTTTTTGGTTGCCATCTTTGTCTCGGTATTTTTCCGAGATTGCAATGCTGATATTGCAGACCGCCTTGCCGTCAGGCATGAATCTCATATCTGGGTCTTTACCAAGGTTGCCAATGCCAATAAATTTGTTGACTGCCATGATTACTCTCCTAGTTGAATGATTAACTGCTCTACCTCTGCCAAGAATTTTACTGTCTCGGCTTCCATCTCTTTGATGAGTTTTTCATCCCTGCCGCACCGCACAACGAGCAGTTGGTTGCGGCGGGGCAAGCGTGGGTCAAAGGAAATGAAGTCACACCATTCCCTGCCAGTTACCCACAATTGAGCCTGGATTTGTTTTACATATTCCGCAGGCACTTTGCCTTCAAAGAAGTAATTGAGGTGAGTGGTAGTTGCTGGACACTTAACCTCTACCAAGCCATTGTCACCCACTAAGCGGTCAGGAGATACACCAACCCATCTGATAGTTGGGTGCAACCAAAACCCAGTTTTCTCTAAAAGCACATCTTTTGCAGATTCGTAGGCTATGCAAGCAAACTGCTCTTGCTCAATGCCCCAATCCATATAAGAGTTCGAATAGAAATCTTGCGATGAGCCGGTCATACGCTCGGCTACCAATTTGACCTTGTACTTGTAGCGAGTCTGAGTTTCTTTGCCCTCTTTGCTTTTGCTCATAACGTCAGCCATGTTGCTGGCAGTCACATGACCAAGCCGTGCCGCTTTCCATTCCTCAGACCCTTGCTCGATATGCAGATATGGTTGTTCAATCATAATTGCTCCAATTCTTTTTTGCGAATGTCTTTGGCTGACTCCAGTATCTTTAGAGCATCTTGGTTATTGCCAGCAGCCTTGACGGCGGCAATGTACTGACACTTGAGAGAATCCATGTCTGGGGCTTGCTGAATTGGGATAAGCAGCGCGTCAAGGTCAAGTGGTTCTGGTTCACCTTCTGAAGGCAAATCTTCTCCAGCATAGACATACAACCCAATTCCAAAGCAGGCGATTGCCTTGGTAAGGCATCGCATCATGGCATCAGAAATCTTGCGAGCATCGGGGTTTTTTATGGCGTTGTTGCGGTTATCCATGACCGGCAAGTGCATCTGGATAGTCTTGCCAAAAGCGTGCAGTTTGCACCGCACCATGACCGACTCGCCAAAAATTACCGGGTCATCAAACTCCCACCAAGCGGCAGGGTCTTCTTGGAGCAAGTAGTCAACCGCCCATGCCCAAGAAAGGTAACTAAGACCACCTTTCTTTTCAATATGCTCGTTGACGTTGAGCAAGCGAAGTTCGCTAAATGTTTTCATGGTTAATTCCTTATGAGTGATTAAAAAGGCGCATCTTCGATTTGACTCAGGTCAATCTTGGAGCGCACAGGGTTTGGAAGACGAACCACAACCCATCCCGGCAACAGGAATCGTTGTGCTTCGGCTTTCCAATAGAACTGCCGCATTGGCAGACCGTCCTCGTCTTTAACGAGGTAACGAAAATTAGTAGTCACCGCCATCTTGAAACCCTTGGTTGTAGCGATGAGCAGCTTCTTTTTCGGCTAATTCGTAATAGTAGTCGTACACCGCCTCATAGATGACTGAGCCAAGTTTGCCAAACCCTGGATTTGGGTCATTAAGTGCCTGAATTAGTTTTTCTTTGACACCATGCAGCACGTCATCGTCAATCGCATACAAGAAACTGGCGATATTGGTTGGGTCATATTCTGGCTCTTTCAGAACATCCTCTACCATTTTTTCGATAGAGGCATCTTGCTCTGCTTTACGCTGGTATGGTTCTTCTAACCACTGGTCATAGTTGGACATAAGTTTTCCTTTTCGTGAACCCGCACCCTAGCGGGAATAAGTATTATAGGATAGGCTATTACAGATGCAAACCATTGTTCTCACTTTGCCGTATCCCCCGTCAGTCAACACCTACTGGGGGTTCCAAGGCCATCGACGATTCCTTACCAAGAAAGCATTGGAGTTCAAAAAAGAAGTTGGTCAATGCGTGCGGCTTTCAAAGGTCAACTTTGGCAAGGCCAGATTGGAAGTGACCATCTTGACCCATGCCCCAGACCGTAGGCCAAGGGACATCGATAACATCGTCAAGCCAACACTAGATGCATTGATGCAAGGCGGGCTTTTCGATGATGACTCTCAGATTGACCATCTTGTGGTCAAAAGAGGCGACCCCATCAAAGGAGGAAAAACCACGGTCTCAGTGAAGGTTGTGGTTCTGTAATAGTCATACCTATAATGAGGTGGCATAACCACGAAAAGGAGGCTAGATGCACTATTTCCAGTTTGAGATTAAGGAGTGGGTGGCGAACACCGCGCACCTGACTCTGGAGGAGGAAGCCGCATATCTGCGGTTGATTTTTTACTACTATGACTCAGAGAGGTTTATCGATTTCGCAGATGCATCCTGGGTATTTCGCAAGTGCCGAATCCCCGAAAAGTTGGGTGAGAACATCCTTTTGGAGTTCTTTACTCGTACAGATGACGGGTGGGTGCATAAGAGGTGCGATGCAGAAATTGCCCGGTATCACGCCAAAAAAGAGCAGGCATCAAAAGCCGGTAAAGCATCTGCTGAACGAAGGCTTAACGAGCGTTCAACTACCGTTCAACCAATCATTAATCAAGAATCATTAATCATTAATCAAGAATCAAAGAAAACAAAGCCTCCAGTTGTCGGCACCCCTAACGGGGTTTCTGATTCTGTCTGGTCTGATTTCTTAGCCCATAGACGAACCAAAAAAGCCAAGGTCACACAAACTGCCCTCGACGGCATAGCAAGGGAGGCACGCAAAGCCGGTTATTCCTTGGAGCAAGCCATTCGAACTATTTGTGAAAGGGGTTGGACAGGGTTTAACGCAGAGTGGGTAGCCAACGCCCCAAAAACACCCGTATCGGGCAATTTGGCAGCAGCCCGAGCAATCTTTGGTGACGAAAGGAGACTGAGTGATGACCGAACCATCGAAATCGACACCCCCAAGATTGCCTGACGCATGGGTACAACGCATTTTTGCAACCATGCAAGGACACTACGGCACCCGCTTCTTGAATCTTTGGAAAACTGGTCAGGTGTTGCCGGATGGCAATGACGC